GATTTACTTAGAAAATCGTGCGTACTTCAGTATTCAGTTCAAATACTATTAATGCAATCAAAATGCTCGGCTTTGTGGCGTCAGGTGTTAAAGACGTCGCGAGCCATCTCGGAAATGGTCCCGCGGTACACCGACAGGTGCAAGACATTTTGTATCCCCCCAACATTGCGGAGAAAGCTGCCCACGTTATATCAGACTTTGTACGTCCCAAACCTCACCCTGCGATTGACGCCATTCGTCAGGGTGTCACCTGGGTGGCGAATGTCTGTGTCTCTTCAGGACCACCTGCAGCAGCATGTGCCAGGGAATACGGAACCACCGCCGCTTGGGTGCTGTCCGGTACCGTTCTCACCACCGCCGGTGTGGTCTGGTGGCGACACACTCGCCACTATTCCACAGTCCGCGTTGAAAATGAGAACGATATGTTTGACATTCGTGCCCTTAAAACTACATTTGAGGCCAACGCCGTCCATGTCATCACCAGGGCATCCAAGCACCGACCAGGGAAACATCTCGGTCTCGCCAGCCAACGGCGGGACCTCGAGGAAATAGTCTGTAAGATTTTCCGGCAGACCAAGTACCGCTTCCGCGATGTGGGCGGAAGTCGTACTCGATTGGAACACTATAATGATATTCGCCATATCTGTGTTCCCCAGATCGACGCGTCAGACATCCTACGAGACGCCAAGGAAAAGCGACCCAACACCGACTTATGTCGAGAATACGGGTCCCAATGCCCGAGCAAGGATCAATTCCCCGGAGCACTCATATCTTACGCTGATTTTTATATGAGTCCGGACGAATTATCGGGCATTGTCAAGTCCCACACATTCATCCTCACTCACAACTTTGAGGGTGACGAGGGCAAGTTGGCCACATGGACACACGACGGGGTCGACCACTGCGAGGCTGCATGGGTCAAAGATCCTAGTGGTAAGATCAGCATGACAACGCCAGACGGCACCCCCTATTACCACGCCGCCAACATGTGGAACAACGAGGGGTGTGTCATCGGCAAACACGGTGCCTTCTCTTACGTTCGTGTGGCGAGAATTGCAGACACCGACATAATCTACGCTTTCCCGGCACCTGGGGTGTACCGTACCAGCGACAAACTGGTCATGCACTCTAGTGCCACTGGGGAGACGTACGACCTATCCTCCGGTAACCGCGCGGTAATATCCGAGGACAAGGTCGTCGTGCTTCACCGGCACAGCGGTAGCGTGTTGGCCACGTACGACAGGGAACCATTCGAGCGTGCTGCTCTGAAAGTGGGTGCCATACCCCGTGGTGAAAACTATCTTCCCACTCTCATGTCTTACGTCACATCGCGCTTCGCCCAGACCGATTGCACCATACACACGGCACAAGATCTTGCCGAAATAGCCACTGAGCTCGCTGACCGTCTGGCCTTCCGGTACACGTCCGTCATGCCCATGCGCTACGATCCACTCAACATCGGAGTGTTCACGCGCGCCAAACGTGTTGTGCGCCGGTACGTCCTCAAGAAGCTGGGCGATCGCCTGTCGGGGCGCCTGTTCTGCAGGTTCCTAGCCGGCAACCCAGCCGCTCGTTATGTCGCACCCTGGTCCTTCCACGACGTGCGAATACCCACGTACATCAAAACAACCAAGCTGAAGACGGTCAAGCTTATTGACCCAAGGGACACCCGCCCGGATGATTACTTTCAAGACGGCGGCGCGGTATCTCATGCCGACACTCACGACAGCGAATGTGACAGTGCCAGCATTGGTTTTAGAGAACATGATCACGTCGATAGAGACCAGAGTGACCGCGCCCACTCCCGTGCCTCATCCGTGCATAGCGTATCCGAATATCATTCCACGCTCTGTGATCATGTGTTACCCGGCTCATCTGGATCATCCCTGCACGTTGCCACGACTGATGCCCCTCGCGAGAGCGCAGGGTCTGGAAGTCGTCCACAGCAAACAGACACCGAAGACGAAGAAATTCGTGACCGTGGAGTTTTTGCCGGATCCGTGTACGTCAGACCGTGTCCGTCCGGATCTTCTGCCATTCCAACACCCTCAGTTTGCGTGGACTACACAGAGAAAGACAGGATCTCGTGTTTTGTTCCACAGATCAACGAGGAGCTTCACTTCCAGACCGAGGGCCTTGTTGTCACCGAAGAGGTCGCCGAACGGATCGCTGATTACATCTACCGTGTCGACTGGAACACTTCAGCCGGTGCGTTCGAACGAGCGATCTACTTGGAACTTGGCCGTTGCAAGCGCGCGCGCGACTCCTCTGCGAGACGCAGTAAACGAGTTCCTGCAGATGCCGGAGATGAATTGGCTGAAGACCGTGCAACTCCCGATGGACTTCGACGACTGGGTAAAAAGATATCCGCAAACCAGAAGAGAACAACTCGCAACCGCGCGGGTGGGCGTGCTGAGCTCAGGGGAACTGACAGCAAAAGATGCGATGATAAAGAACTTCATAAAAAGAGAGACATCGCACAACTTCACAGACCCAAGGAACATAAGCCCCAGGTCCGACGAATTCCTGAGCATCATAGGCCCATACATAAGCGCGATAGAACACCAAGCGGTGAGAAGCAGATTTCTGGTAAAAGGGCTGAGCCCAAGACAACGCGCACGCAAGGTGAGCTGGTTAACGAACTACAACCGATTCATGGAAGTGGATTACAGCCGGTTCGACATGACAATAAGCGCGGACATATTACGGATATTCGAACACGCCGTCCTAAAAAGACAGTTCCCAAGGACGGAGCACGAGCTTTACCACCAAGCTCTCGACCTCGCCCTGACCACTCAGGGGGTGAGCTCGTATGGGACTAGATACGAACGACAGGGTGGGCGGTGCAGTGGTGACGCACACACCAGCATCGCTAACGGCCTACTGAACTACTTTCTCACGTGGGTGTGCCTCCAGAATTTACCCAAAGATTCATGGAGGTCCATCCACGAGGGCGATGACGGCATCATAGCATTCAACGCCCAGTATGAGGAGCAGATCAGGGCCAATATGACCTTCCTGAGCTGTTTGGGCTTCAAAGCCAAGATCAGGGTGGTCAAGTGTGTCGAAGACGCCGTGTTCTGCGGTCGCCGCTTCGTGGAAACCACGGACGGTCTGCGAGACATGGCCGACGTCCAGCGCACCATGCGCAAATTCAACACCACTATGTCATTGGGCAACGCCAAAATCCTGCTCTTAGCCAAGGCTCTCAGTTATAACTATACTGACGCGGACTCCCCGCTTATCGGAGCGCTGACGTATGCTATAATCTGTATCTTGCGCGAAGATCCTGATTGTCAATCCCAGAAGAAACTGCGCGCTGCCTTGTCCAAGGTCAGCAGCGAACGGTGGATGTTGAAGGACGCTGGCGTCAGCGTCAGGCCGGACGCGCTCTGGCGAGTCAAACCGCCAGACGTGCCGCCCGAGATGCGCGCCACCAGTGCCCTCTATGACGACATATCCTGCGACTTGCAACTTTCTCTCGAGAACCAGTACCTGTCGTGGATCGACATAGGGCACATCCCAGCCACCTTTGACAAATTGCACTGTGACTGGGAGCCCGAACCGACCAACGTGGTCGTGTGCGGTGACATCACGCTGTTCCATGCATGATTGTCGACAACAGCAAGGGGGCCTAAAAGCCCGGAGACTAGTGACCTCCCTGTCCCCAACTGCGCATTCAGCGCCAATCCGCGAAAGCGGGCCTCTGAATCACCGTGTAAATCCTC